GAACATCTGCGTGCTGCGTTTGAACTTGCTGCTTTTCATGGCCTTGGTGCCGGCGTCGTATATTAAATTTGCATCATAAAATACATTCATAAAAACCACGCGATAGCCCCATCGGTCGTAACCGGGAGCGTCCTGGTTAGCATTTACCAGCTGATCCCGCTGGACGGATGGCCTCTCCTTTCCCATAGCCGCACGCGGGAGCTTGCCCGTAGAATGTAGTGCGGTTGTGAAATCCGGGCGGACGCCGATGGAGTTCGAGGCGTTCCAGTTGTTGGCATTGCCGTTGTTGTTGACATTGCAGAAATTCGTCGCGGACTGGACGGCACAAACAGAGGCCACCCTATAGGGTGTTAATCTTTCAGGTGCTTCAGGAAGCGATTGTCGGACTGCCGGAGCTTCTTCACCATGTTGAACAGCTTCTCGACTTCGAGCACGATGTTCATATACCGGTTTTTGTCAGCCGGCAGCGCCTCGGCGATGTACTGGAGCTCGTCCTGGAGCTGGTTGCAGCACTTCAGCGCCTGGTTGAGCTCGTCGCGTCTGTCCAGGTACTCGACACGGTAGGAGGGCCAGATGGTATTGGCCGCCCTGATGTGCTGAGCGATGGCGCAGGCGAGATCGTCCACACGGTCGCGGTGTCTCTTGATAAACCAGCAGGCGTAGTCGTTCTCCAG